TCCACATAATCAATCCTCCTACGGTTCGAGATCTTTCTCCGAAACCTCAGAGTAGCACTTCTCACGTTCATCCATATCAACTTCTTCATCGGAATCCGCTGCGCTCTTCTCGACCGGCTTGCTGCTTTCGACCTTCGTCCAATCCGGCTGAGAGACTCCGTTCTTTTCGAAGCTAGATGAAGCGTCGTCCAACCCGTCATCCGGCGGAGCCGGGTGTAGAATGCCTCGGACGAAGAGGGTGTCCACAATCCTCGAATGCAGGTTGCTGACACCTTCAACCGTGAATCCGGGCTCGAGACCCTTGGCCGAACGCCGGTACATCAAATGTAAGGCCCAGTGAGCGCCCTTCAATTCCCGGGTGGTCATCTCTTCCGGGTTCGAGTCTGGAGCGAGCTTGTCGGCCTTCTGAAGCTGGCTGGGTGGCAACCCAACGTCCTCGGCGATATCCAGAAAGAAGGGTTTGGTATCGGAATCCATTTTCGAAGGGTGAAAGGTGATGACCTCCGGACCACGGCGCTTCGCCTCTTCCAAAATTTTCCGGAGAAGCTGATGGAGAAAGCTCCCCGAATACATGAAGGTCTCCGGGCTCCTTCGCCACGAAGCGAACCATGCGAGCACGATTCGGAAGTCGTCTCGCAGAACCTCGTCGCTGACCTTCGAAGGAACATAGTTGGCTGCGTCCTTGATCTTCTCAATCTCGGAAGACTTCTCCTCCGGTTCGGAAAGCGCCGTTTGCGGCAGAATCCCCGAGCCGCCAGGAAGCGAGGCCGGATTCTTCAACCCACCTCCCGACAGCGATCCGGAATCGATCGATTGTTGAATGGTCTCAGGCGACTTATCTTCCTCGCCCGTCAGCGATTTTGTGACTCGAAGGTTTCGCTCTTCCGGAACGATCATCATTCTTTTCTTCTTACCCATCTTATTTCTCCTCTTCTTCGGATTCTTGCAGAATCGAGGATGAATCAATGTCCACGTTACATCGACACTTGAAATGGAACGGAGGCATGATGATTCCTTTGCTCGCCAGCTCTTCTGAATCCAATCCCTTCACATCTGCCAAATCGACAAATGGATGGGCCTCTTTCACTTCGTCTGGCGTATCGGCCGAAAGTTCGTCATCGGCCATCTCGCCGGCCATTTCCACTGTAAATGATTTTCCGTTCATCTCAGAACAAATCGGGCAAGTGCGCTCATCGTCCGGATTGACAACCACGTAGCTGGTCACTTCCAAATCTTGAAGTGAACGAATCTGCCCCTGTGTTCTGGCTGTCGTAGAAGCCGAAGCAGCCAACCCTTCGAAGTAGCTTTCGACCGATCCGTTGTAGCCGCTTGGCGTCGAGATATAACCAAGCACGCGATCGATTTCTTCTCGGAGTTCTTTTCCGGCGAAAATCCGATCGCCTCCACCTTCCAGAATGACCGACTCGGCGACATCGCGAATCTTCGAAGCGATCTCCTTCTGATATCCATCGACTTCGGAGATCCAGAAAAGCTGCTGATTCTGAATCGCACGAATCGCCTGCCGATCGGCTTGATCGAAAACTGGCGAGAGAACGATTTTCTTGGCTGCCTTCTCAACCGGCTGTGCTCCCATTCGTTGAGCTTTCACCCAAAGAGACTCTCGACCAAGACGATAGATGCGCGCCATATCCTCGGTCAGTTGTCGGCGAACCTCAGAACTCCATTCGTCCATTATGTTCCGAACGGCTGAGGCAATTGCTTCGGGAGATTTTCCATCCCGAGCAAGACGGGCGGCTTTCTCCGCTGCCTCACGACGGAGCACGTTCCATTTCGCGAGGAAGTATTGACGGAGCTTCGCCTCAATCCGCCTTGTCTGAGCAACAGCCGAGACGCTCGCCACTTTCGACAAAATCGAATCGAACGTGTGGAGGCGCAAAAACAGATCGTCGATTTTCTCGAGGGTGATCACTCATGCTCCTCGTGCTTGGACAATTCGCTCCACTCTTGATCGAGCCTTTTCTGAATCGCAGCCAGACGATCGACAAAGTGTTGGTCTGAGCCCGTCAACATTTCGATCGTCTTCAGCGCCGTCACTTGTTGACCAACCTCTGTCGGCTGCGCTTGATTCTTGACCGCTTCGGCCATGGTCATCGAGAACGGCAGATCTTGCGGGAAGTCGGTCGGGAAATCTGGAAGCTCGATGCTCAACACGTCCTCGAGAATCATTCGGGCGATTCGTGGCGTCATTCCGCCAGTCCGTTCCGCGCCAGCGAGAATCGATACCAATTCGCTGTTATCTGTCGTATTGGGCGAATTGGAATGATACTTGTGATACTTGATTCCCATCGCCGGAAAGATTATCCGGTTGAGCATGTCGTCGAAATCATCTCGCTCCGGAGCGAAGACTTGTTCGTCGGCTAGCCGACGAGAAGTATCAGCGGTGGCGCGGGTGTAGTCATCTGCCCTACCTACCAGAATCGGAGGAAGGCGGAAGGCCCGCCGAATCTTGTCTTGGTTGTTTTTCGAATATTGCTGGAACAGCTCATCCGAATGTTGCTCTTTGGTCAACGGCTTGATGTCGATTTTGACCGGGTTGCTGTCTTCCCCTTCGAAAGCGGATTCGGCTTCGACGATCAAGAACTTGGAATAGTTGTCGCTGCCCTGGATCTGCGATTCCACGAATTCGCTGATACGGCTAATGGTCGCCGAGGTCAATTGACCATTCGATACGAGCATGGCCATCGAAGGAATGTTGTTGTTCTTAAATGTGATGTAATTGATCTCCTCTGAAGATCGATCGCCGAAGATTGCCAACAAGTTCCCGATGAATCTGGGGAGTCCGTAGGGAGAGCGAGAGCAATATAGCTTCATGTGAATGGCTTCGCTGGCCTTTGAGCTTTCCGACATCTTCGCAAGTTCGGCGTCCTTCACTTCACGCCCTGATGTATTGTCAAACGTGCGAGGATCGCCAAAATCTTTGAACCAACGAGTCTCGAATCCCGAAGAGACTTGCACGTTCTTGAAGCACGAAATCCGTGACTGACAATGACGGCGGAACCGCCTCCACGCTTTGATGGTTTTCACCTCAATCGAATTGTCTTGCTGCATTTCAAGGACAGGCATATCGACAAGAGTCGCCACAGCGTCAGCCACGCCGAGGCGCATTTGATAGCACGGCAGATGGTTGAAGCCTTGAATATCACCGCTAGGCCCACGAATGACTTCGAACCAAGCGTTGCCACACGACTCGAGATCTTTTCGAAGACGCTTTCGGAAAGAGCGGAACGAATCGGAAAGACAAGCGTAGGCGAAGAAATTTTCCAGACGAACCTTTTCTGTCTGCACGGTCTTATCGAGTTCTTCGTCGGGCTTCTCCGAATCTTTTTTGATACGCGAAAGAAAACGATGACCAAAGCCGTCGATGTTCGCGACCATGGCGTCAATGCAAGGGCCAAGCTCGCTGCTCTGCTCATTCAACATCGTGAGCGTCAAGAGATCGAAAGGCGGAATGAGAACCTGCCCGTCGCTTATCAATTGCTCAAACGGATCTTCGGGGAGTTCTTTCGAAGCCACCGTCCTATCATTGATCTGCTTCTTGACCGGAAAGACAAGTGCTCGCAAAGCCGACTTGTTAGACTTCTCGGCCCGCTCTGTCGAAGCACGGAGTTCGTCATTTGGCTTATGGTCACTCATTTTCTATACCTCGCTTTAGATCAAGCCCGGCTCTTCTTCGCGGCGCTTACGACGTTGCCTTTTCGAACTAGCGCGATAGGCCAAATCGAAAGCATCGACTCCATCCTTGAATCGATGCGAAGGAAAAAGAACGAATTGATCGATCAACTTGGACATTGGCTTTCGAAAGAACACCCGCTTCGCCTCAAACAAAGGGGTCAATTTCCACGCTCTGGTCATCTTGTCTTTGTCAGTGTGTAGAGGAATGAATCGAAGTTCTTTGTCGATATCCTTCAACTCCTGATACAACGCGGCTTGATAGGCATTCGATTCAACACCTGCCCGAATCGGATCCCATCGATCGTAGAACTCCATGACTTGCTTCTTCTGCTTCGGGAAGGAGATGTGATCTAGGTAGATATCCATGACATAGATGTTATCGGCCTTGTCTCTCCCGATTATGATGTCGGCAAATTGATCATTCTTCTCATCTTCGGTGATTGCCAAATCGACGCCTTGGAATATTTTGAGCTGGTTCGGAATATCAGCGTCGTCGATCACTTGGCAATCATCGTATTGGAACACTTCGCCTTTCATCGCATCGGTCGAGCAAAGATACTGACTATTGAAAATGATCGTTCCCGAAAACTCTTTCTTTTGTTCGAACCACGTTGGCGGATATGTCTCCGGCCAAGGGCTCCGACCGAATTCATCCAAAGCCGGAATCACGTTATAGCAATCTTTCATCTCGCCCTGCATTAGGCTCCCGTAGAGATCATCGAAGTGATAGCGCGTTCCCAAAATATGGTGTTCGCCGCGATGAGGAATAGATGGATCGGGAGGCATCAAACACGGATCGAGCGTTTGATAGAACCACGTTCGGGTTCGATCTCTCATGTACTTAGTACGCGAATTTTCCTCATCAACCAAGTCGTCGGAAATTATGACGTCGTAGTGTTTGCTGACGATCGTTCCATCAACGCCTACGCAAGTGATCGAACTTTCTTTGGTATGAATGGTTCGGGGAAGAACTTCGATCTCCTTCGAGTCCCATTTGGTCACGCGACGAGGATCAAAGTACGGTCCGAAAATCTCTTCGAGCTTTTGATTGTTTTCGAAATGCGCCTTTATTTCTTTCAGG